CTGAGGTGCCCACCTTGCCGATCGAGTTAACGCCAACGGCCACGTTGGTGGCCAGGCCCAGGCCCGTAGACTTGGCAACCACAGCCACGCCTTCAATCTGGTAATAAGACCAGTTTGAAGACGAAGTGTTTGCGGTCATCGAGATGGCCACAGGCGAACCCAAGTTGGCCGTGACAGGGCAAAGCGTCGTGGTGTAGCTTGTGGTGTTAAAGATCACCAGCGAGCCAACAGCCGTCGAAGCCACGCCCTTGAGCAAGATGAACTCGCCCATGCCGTACACAGGATCAAAACCCTTCACGATCTGGCCGGGGACGGCTGGAGGCGTTGGGATGGTGGTGGTAGAACCCGACGAGACTGACGAAGCAGTCAGGGTGCCGGTATCAATGACGCCAATAGGCAGGAAACCTGCTTCGTGGTCGGTAATGGTATATGCCATGATTAATTCCTTTCAGTTTTGAAAGTTTGACTGATGTTGCGATAAATTCTGCTAATAGTGGTTTGATGAACACCAAATATTTTTGCAACTTCAACTTGTTTGTATCTTTCAGACAAAAGTTTTTTTATTCCTTCTGACTGATTAAAGGTCAACTTTGCTTTAGTGCCTCTGCGATTTTTGGCATCCATGTCTTGGATGTTTTCAATCGCAAAACCCAAAAACAAATGATCTGGGTTTACACATTTGCGGTTATCGCATTTATGTAAAACCCATTTTTTTTCAGGTTTGCTTTTGAAAATTTCGTATGCCACTCGGTGAGCTTGAACTTGTTTGCCTTCGTGATAAAACTTTCCGTATCCATCACGATGCAAACAGCCTGTCCACTCATGGCATCCTGTTTCCATTTGCTTTACCTTTAACAAAAATCTTTGTTTTGGGTCAGATTTGGGTCTAGCCATAATGCCTCCATTTTACTGGAGGCATCCTACACTATTGCATCATTTCATGCAATCACGCAATCAAAACCCCTTGGAACTGAGCGCCCGAGGTGGTCAGATTACCAGCCCAGCCGATCAGTTTCACGATTGCGTCTTGGTTGACAGCTTGGCGCTCGCCACCGATTGGCACAAAGTTCCGATCCTTGTGAGGACGGAAGCTGATGTACTTGGTGTTCAAGAACCACATATGGTTGGCCGTTGCGTGAGCGCCAATACCGCCGCCAAGCACAACGTCAGCAGAAGTACCGCCGCCGTAGAACTTAAGCGAAGCAAAACCAGCGCCGGCCTCGTTTTCAGAGGTAACACGCTGAATGGCTTGCAACGAATTGACGTACAGGCTGTAGTAGGTGTTGTCAGCCACCAGCAAATCAGCCTTGTCATTGCCGCGAACCAGTTGGAGCGCAAGCGCGGTCATGTACTGGGTAATGTTGGCTGCGGAAACTGCTGCGCCGCCGTTGGTCGTGCCGCTGTACTTCTGCGACTGCCAGAAAGTCCAAGTAGCGCGGTCAATACCACCGTAGGTGCCAGACGTTGGAGCATCAGGAACAGCAGCAGCAAGGCCGGTCATGTTCTTGCCGCCGTTGCCCGTGCCATCCAGATAGATGTCGGTGTCAATGCGGTTCATGAGCTGCGCTTCGGCAACACGAATGCGGCCTTCAAGCAGATCAATAATTTGCTCTTTGCCAGCGTTTTGCAGCATCTCCAGACCACTCATGGTCACGGCAGCGGCGTACTGGGTAATAGCAAACTGAGCAGCAGAGATCGGGCTGTTAGGTGCAATGTTCAGCACTTCGTAGCCAGAATAGCTGTTGGTGTTGTTGGTCGAGGTGTCGTTGTACATGATCTCTTCCAAGATCACGTTACCGCCCGAGAATGGACGGACGTTGCCACGTTGCTTCAGACGCTGAAGCAGCGGGTTGTTTTGCATCACGTTATCAGCCAGCTCACCCGAACGAGATTGAATGGTGGTGGCAATGATATCGCTGATGGAGCTATTGGCGTATGCCATGAGAAGTTCCTTTCAATGAATCAAAATTAAACCCGCGAGGCAAGCTGGTTGTCGATTTGCTCGGCCAGCATATCCCGCAGACTCTTTTTGCCGTTTCCGCCGCTCGTCATCCCTGTTGGGGAAGAAGACCTTGGAGACACAGCCTTTGCCCTTGCTTGGGCGACCTTTTGCTGATTCTGCTCGGCTGCGGCTTTGGCTTGTTCTGCCTGTTGCTGCTGCCAAATGTCATCGTTCAATCGGATCGCCTTGTCGTAGGCACTTTGCAAGTCTAGCGCCACGCCTGATTGGAGGAGTCCAGCCATCGTTTCGCGTACCTGCTCAAAATGGGGTGCTTTCTGAGAGAAAGCAGAAATGTCGTTTTGCAGAGCAGCGTCTTCTTGCTGCGCTCGTTGTTGTTCAAACTGAGTCCAGCGGTTCTCCATCTGCCCCAGTTTCTGGGCCAAATGAGAGAACTGTGGATCAATGCCAGACTGCTGGCCGGTCAACGCCCCAAGCGGCACACCGTAGTCGGTGGCCAACTGGGCAAACATCCGCAGCTTCTCATCGTCCGAGCCTTGGGTCAGCATACGGTGGGCGTTGCCTAAGCCGCTGATCCATTGCTTCGGGTCAATGTTGTTCTGCTGAAGCAGCGGCATGAACGGCTGCATCGCCTCATACAGAGGCGCGGCCTGATCCCAGTTTTGCTTGTAGGTGCTAACGCCCTTCGCGTACTCTTGCTCGCGCTGGGCAATGTAGTCTTGCAGGCTGGGGTCTAGCTTCGTCCAATGCTCGTCGTAATCCTTCTTCCACGAAGAAGGCCGAGGCTTGGTCGGGGCGGGTGCAGGTTGCTCGTCTTGCGGTGGGGCGGCAAAGCGGCCAGCATCGTCGCGTTGAGCGTCTGCGGGGGCAGCGTCTTGCTCAACGGCAGAAGCAGGCTCATGCTCCTCGACAGCCGACTCAATGGCATCGCGCAAGGTAACCTGCGGTTCATCCATTTGCTCGTCCATCATGCAGACTTATTAGTCAGCCATTGAGTAGGGGTGACGTGCAAATACTGAACCACCGATTGCGCCGTCTGGCTGTAGGCAGCGTTGGCGGTGCCGAGGCCGGTGGCAGGCACAGCAATCGCCTCACCCGTGGAACCATAGACCTTCAGCGCCGATGCCGAGCTGTTAAACAGCCAGACCGAATCGCCAACTTCGGCGACCAGACGAACACCCTTGGTGCCGTCTGCGCCGGTCACAACGTGTGCGCTGGCGGTGATGGGCGCGGCGTTGTCTTGGGTAGAACCCAAAGCGACCAAAGCTGCGTAACCGCCGCCCAAGCCTCGTGCCTGACCTGCCGAAAATCCGGCCAACATTACTTCGCGTGCGAGTGCCATTTTAAATCCTTCCAAAAGATTGTGGCTATCTTAACCGATCATTGACAATTTCCGCAATCCGTCGTTTCAAAACGGATGCGGGCTCCCGTTTGGGTTCGTTCTTCAAATACTTCGTTTCGTTTCCAACTTCAATCAAACCATTGCGCTTTAGATGCTCTCGATGCTGCGCCCTGCCACCGACCAGCTCGCCGGTGGCCATTGATTTGTAAGGTTGTATGTCGGTCATGACCATGTGCGTCTCGGGCGCAGGAGCGTGGTACTCGTCCTTGGGCACCATCTGGCCATCTACAAACACCCAAGAGCCACGCTTGATGCCGCCATCAAAGATGCGATCAAAGTTGGATGCAAACGCAGCATCGTCGCCTGGCCGTCTGTTATCGCCCTTTCCACCGTCTGACATCGTTTGCCTCACATCAACAACAACAAAATGGATTCTTCATCATCACGCTCGGCCTCAAAATCGACTTGAGCCTTGCGAGCCTGCACCAATGAAGGCAGCATATCCATCGGCGGCAACATGATTGCACGCATCTGGTCTGCCATGACCGATGGCTCTGGCAGGTCGGTGGTAATGACCTCCTCATCAGGCAGCTCATACTTCTTGCGCTTCTTCTTGCCACCTATGCCGCCCCTGTTGTCCTGAAGAGGTGCTGGGGTAACAACAATCGGCAGGCTGCTGATGGGCAGCGCCGCAATGGCGTCAAAGCCGAACATTTACCAAACCACCGCTTCCACGTCTTCCACCGTCGTGGCAGCATCTACTTGAGCCACCAAACCAGATTCCTTCTCGTACAACGGCAACACCTGGGCTGCGATCTCCAGAGCGATCTGCTCCAACTGCGCCAGCGTGTAGACCGAATAGACGCCGTTGACGTCCTTGTAGCCGCACTCGGCTGGCTGTCCTGCTGCTGCGGCCAACTGCGTGACTTGAATGGCGATGCTCAGTTTGTTGTTGTCCGACTCTGTAGAGCCAAACACGCCCAAGCTAATGGTCTTGTCGGCGTACATCTCGACGGATCTAGCAGAGGCGATCTCAGCCTTCTTCTTGGCCTTGGCCTTGTCCAGATCAGGCAGGATGACGTCTGGCGTTACAACACCGCCGAACAGTTTGCAGTTGGGGTCAGCAACCAGCAGGGTTTCTGCTGTGGCAACTAGGCCCGTGGTAATAGGCGTGTAAATCTGAGTGGTAAAGCGATCTACAGGGCGATCTTGATCAGTAGCGCGGTCTGCGCTGATGAATGACGACACCGTGGCATACAAATTGTTTTGTGCGTCCACGATGATGGAATTGATGCGGTGGTAGTCGTAGACAATACCAGCGGCGTTGGTGAGTTGTTTGGTAATAGCCATTATGCAAGTATTCCTAAATCACGAAGTGCTCTAACAACTTTGGCCAACGTGTACCCGTCAAACGTAGACGTTGGATGTATTGTCCCACCCGAATTAACGACAAACGTAGCCCCTGTGGTTGCGGTTGTGGGCTGGGCTACTGGGACGACGTTAAAAAACCCCATCTGTGAAGCACCTGACGCCTCAGTTATCCTAAAACAATCAACATTTGAGTCTGTCCCAAGGGCAATCGTGCCGCTTCCAGCACCGCCACCACCAATAAGAATTTGGAAATTTCCAGAAACATTAGAGCCAGAACCGCCAGTTTGCAAATAAAAATCCCCGCCGCCGCCAGCACCAAACGCATTACTTCCCGCTAACATTTCAAACCTACCGCCAGTACCCGTTCCTTCCGCAACCCCAGCGTTCATAGTAAACCAGCCACCACTACCGTTAGGGGAAGAACCATTGCCAGAAATAAACGAGATAGAGCCGCCGCTGCTCGCACCCGACCCCGATACAAAATCGATAGCACCGCCAATGCCGGAAGGTGATTGCCCAGAAGTAAAACTTAAAACTCCTCCAGTACCCGTTCCAAGCGCTTTACCCGCAGCAAGCGCAATAACCCCACCAGCACCGTTTGTCGCGCTGGCGTTTTTGCCTCTAATAAGCAAATTTCCTGCAACCGTTGAACCAGTAGGCGCAAGCGTTTCAATAGTCGTTGTTGCCCCAGCAGGGCCAACGGTAAAGGTGTTGGTGCCGGTGTCGTAGAGGAAGTTTGCGCTACCACCAAAAACGCCGGCGTTATTGAACTGAACTGAGGTAGTCGGAGAGGCTGGCGCGGTCGCTGTCGGTGCTGCAAACGTGCCATCAGCTCGCAAGAAGTTGCTTGTGCCGCCGCCTGACGCTGGTACTGTGCCTTGGTTGGTGCTGGTGAAAGTGTCAAGATACTTGGCAGGCGCGGTGCAAAACACGTCCTGCGTGCCGCCGCTGAAGTTGGTCAGCGAGCCACCATTGCTTGATGCCAGCACGGTGGTGCGGGCAAGCGTGTTGGCCGAGCCGTTGTAAGTTCCCGTGCCAACCTCCCAGTTAGGGCCGGTTTGGTCTGCGATGCAATATGCGACCGTTTGCGTGCCGGTGCCAAATGCCGTCAGGAAAGACTGATAGCCATTGCCCGTTGTGGCCAGCGTCAGCGTGATGGTGCCGGTGCCGGTGACGCCCAGGCTTTGCTTGACTCGGTCAGCGTACAAAGCCATCAGTTCAGCCCAGTGATCTTGCCGTCAATCGAGCGCATGACCGTGCGGGGTCTAGCAAGGCGCTCTAGAGCCGCTTGAAAGCCTTCCATCGCCACAGCCATAGTCTGCTGTAGGTCGGTGGCTCCAGACGTCCTAATGGCTTCCTGCTGGATCATCTGATCTGCCTGAATGGCATCAGCTTGAGACTTCTGCGCGGCAGCGATCTGGGCCACGATGACTTTGGTCTCGGCCTCAAGCTGGGCAATGCGCCACTTGAGATCAGCGTCGGCTTCCATCTTGGCCTGCTCAATCATTTGGGTGGTTTGCGAGTCCACGGCCTTGAGTTGCGTTTCGTGATCCATGCGGGCCATCTCAAGCTGCGCCTGATGCTGCTGGTCGGCCTGCTTGAACTGCGCCTCGGCTTGCATTTTCATCTGCTCGGTTTGCGCCTGGGCTTGCATCTTGGCCTGATCCATCTGCATCTGGAGCTGCATCTTCATCTCCTCTGGATCAGGAGGTGGCGGCTGTTCAGGTTGCTGCTGTTGTTGCTCCAGTTGCTCTTTGAACTGCTGTGCAGTCTGGTCAATCTGGCCTTCCATGCTCTTGCCAATCTTGAACGCACCGACGCCGAACTTAAGCATATCAAGCGACAGCGGAACGATCTGAGGCGCAACCTGGCTGGCCTGCACGGCCTTCTCAAGAAAACTTGAGACTGCGCCGAGAAACTCCATGCGATCCTGCTTTTCCTGCGACTCATCCATCATGATGAGCGAGTCGGTGCTGATCTCAATGCGGAACGAGCGCATAGGCTCGTTGCGCAGCAGCTCCAGCGCCTGCGGCACCAATTGCTGGTCAACAGGACTGAGTTGATCGGCAGCAGACATCATCAGAATGGTCTGAGGGTCAAACAGTTGGCAAATGATCTGAGCCTTGAGCTGGATCATGTGCGTCGCAAACCGCGCTACGTCGTCCTGATAGCTCTTGAGCCGCAGCGAGGCGTATTGGCCCTTGATCTGCTGGGCGGTTGCTGTCTCGCTGGCCACAGACTGACCGCGCACAATGTCGCTGATGCCGGTGATGTCGTAAATCTGGCTTTTGACCTGCTCAAACGCTTGGTAAGCCTGCATCAAAGCGCCAGCAATAGGCGTCAGATCAACCATGTCAATTGATCCGGCCAGACCGCGCTTTTCCGAGAACGCCATCCAGTTCTTGACCGGAATCAGATCGTTGTTGTTGGCTTCGGTAAACAGACGGGCCAGCTCAGGCGATGCGGCGTCATAGACGCCCTTGACCTGTAGCGCCTTGACCAGACCGTCAATGCGGTCGCTCAAGATGTCAAGCGAGTTGGCTTGGTCTTGGTACAGCGCAAAGTCAGGAACGGGCACTAGGCTCTCGTTGGTGATCGTGCTGAACAGCGGCTTCGGGCAGGGATAGAACCCCTCGAGTTGCAGCGGGTCGTCTTGCTCGTCCAAGAACTCGCTAAACGACTTGGACATCCAGACGGCCTTGCCGGTCTCTTTGTCCCACAGCTCATAGATCATCGCACGCTTATCCACGCCTTCGCGGGAAGCGTTCTTCATTTCGCTAGGCTCGGAGTCCAGCGGAATCTTCTTGGCTATCTCGTCGCCAAAACGCTCGCGCAGCATAGGGCGGGTCATGTAGACCTTGCGCCAGACGATGCAAGTTTCTTCCCATGTCCGAGCTACGTTGTGGCCAAAATCGCGCCAATGGACGTAGTCGCATGGGGCGCACTCATAGTCAAGCATCTCGTCAGAACGCGACTCTTCGTCTTCGGTAATCTGAGCCTCGCCCTGTTTAAATCGCGGCTCATACCGCACCCACGCCACGCCACGGCCAGGCAGGAAGCGGTCGTACAGCGCAGAGGTCAGGGTCTCGCGGTAGTCGGGATAGTGCGTGATCTCATAGTCAAGCGCACGCTCAAGCAACAGCGCGGCCACACGGCCAACTTGATCGTTGTCGCGGAAGCGGCGGCTAACGTCAGGCTTCGGCAGGCGGGCAAACGTCGCGGCCTTGAGCGTCTGGACGTTTGACCAAAGGATGTTAAACCGCGATCCGCTGTCTTGGCTGTTGCGGGTGTCGTCCCGATACCGCTTCAGAATCTTCTTGGCTCGCGTCTCCCATGACGCAAACTCGCGGTCGTAGGCTGCAATGTGGTTCAGGTAATACTGAACCTCGGGCTTGACGGTATCTTCGTCGGCCATGATCAGGCTGAGAAGATGCCGACGGCTAGAACTTCAACGCCTGCCGCAGTTGTGACCTTCCA